TTCCCATGTAGTTGCGGATTTGTGCTGGGTCGTTGACTGGTTCGTTCTGGATTGCTGATAGTGCTCTTCCAACTTCAGAGTCGATCCAGTCTAGTTTGACTACTGCTGGAAAGATGTTGTCTACGTCTGTGGGTAAAGGTACGCTGGTTGTAGTGTCAAATATTACTCCGAGTTCTCCGATGCCGTTGCGGAATCCTGTTGCGCTGTCTGTGCTAATGTACTTGAAGCTGTCGCCCTGTTGCTGGAAGGTGGTTTTTCTGAGTAGACTATAGATTGTGTTGTCGCGTGTGAGGCTTTCTAGTTCTAGGTCTCGGCTGTACACGGGGTCGTACCATTCGGCCGCTTCTGTTGGTCCTAACACAACGTCTGCTTTGCTGACGAGGTCTGCTAGTTCTGGGTTGTTCATCCAGTTGGGGTTCATGGTATGATAGTAGCCTTTGAGGAATTGGCTGAAGTTCATTTTTGTGGATGCCATCTTAGCTCATCCCCTTGAATTTTCGTTCTACGGCTTCGTCGAAGCTGTCTTTTTTGGCTGTGCCATCTGGGTTGCCCTTTTCCAAAGGATCGCCTGTGGGGCTTCTGTTTTCTTGGTTTTCTAGCGCGGCTTTTCTGAACTGCCCTAGCAAGTTGGGGATGTCTGAGGTTGTGAGTGGGGTGTCTTTGGTGAGTCCAAAGCCTTTACGTAGGGCTTGCTCAAATTCGACTTCTTTGGCTTTTATGACGTCTTCGATTTTCTTGTCCATGTCCTTTTTGAATTCGTCGAGTCTAGCTTTGGTGAAGTCTTCCATGACTCCCATCATGCGGTCTAGCAGTGCTTTTTGTTCTGGCTCTGCTTTTGGCATTGTGCATGTGCCTGTTTCTGCGTTCCATGTTCCGCCTTTTTCTTCGCATGTTTCTTTGGTTTCTGGCTTTTTTGGTGTTTCGTTTTCGCTCATTGTTTTTTCCTTCATTCGTTTTGTTGCATACTTTTCTCACGCCTCGTATGCAATGAGGCTTTTATGGTGTGAGTGTAAATTAGTTTGCTAGCTACTCTAAAATGTTAGCGAACTTGTGCATTTTCGATTGCCTTTTTTATCGCCAGCTTCTTAGCTACATCCTTGTTAGCGTTGACGAAGCCGTGTTTGGCTAGGATATCCTCGGCTGAAAGGGCGCTTTTAGTCCTGTCTGATTGTTGGCTTATGGACTGTTTGGTGGCTTTGGTGACATCCGTATTACCCTGTCTTTTGCGGGTTCCAGCGGCTGGAAGCTCATCTATCAGCTTCCTTTTCTGTTCTTCCGTCAGCTTCTCCCACGCTTCGGATGAAAGATTATAGTGACTCATTGCGCGTTGCGCGTCTGTTTTGGGGACTCCGTCAGTTTTGCTTATAACGTGGACATCGTTGCTTCGCTGATTCACGGGTTTGGTGACTCCCTTCTCGCACAAAGTTACCGCGTGGTATTCCATGTCGTCTACTCTTCGGATTTGCTGTCCATTGTCGCCTTTGATTAACTCAAACTCTAGTGGTAACGCTGTAACTGAGTAGCCTGTCATTTCGCCTTTCCTGATTTTGTCTCTGTAGTACTTGGTTGTGGCTAGGCTGTCATTGCGAATCTCAGCGATTAGGTAGGTGCCTTTCTCATGGACATGGCTGTAGTGTCTTTCGCCTTTGTTGTCGGTGAAACTGAGTGTTGGTTGCGCCAGCTTGAATTCCTTATGGTTCACGGTTATGGTCTGATATTCTCTGGGCAATCCAAAAAATCTTTCCAGTGCTTTGGCTTGTGCGCCTACAGTTAATTGATCTCTTTGCGGGTCTACGATATCCCAGCTAGCATTCCCAGCCACCACCAGATCATCATCATCTGCCTTTGAGAGTATATGTAGGGCTGTGTCGTCTGCCTTGTACAGCATGCCCTTCTTTGCTCTTTCCTCTATGCTTGCGCAGATAGCGTTCGCTGACTCTTCGTCATGTCCAAGCTTCTGCATTTCTAGGCTGCATGCCTCGAATGTTTCCCATCTTGCGAATGGCATTTTATTCATTTTCTCCTTTAAATTTTAGTTCTCTTGCGATTGGTTCCTCTCTTAATTCTCGAATCAGAATACATCGGCAACTGTCCTTGCTCCATGCGCCGAAGATTCCCCGCTTATACAAGTCCATGTGAACCCGCGGATAAATCATGGTCTCACTCACTATTTCCAGTTCGGGGAAGATTCCGCGTATTTCTGAACCGCTGTAGGTTACTCCGTCATGTTGGCTGCAGTACTCGCATCTTTTGTTGTCTCCGATGCTAAAATAGCGCCAACTGTCTAGGTCGCTGAAGAAAGTCAGATGCTTATACTTGTCGGGTACCCGCTTTTTTGCTTTCAGGAACGCTTTTAGGGCTTCTAGCGCGTTTAGCAGATTTTTTCACCTTTCTCTTTTTTGGTTTTGGCGGTTCTGGTTCCTTCCATTTTCGCATGAAAGCGTCAAACTGTGTCGGCTTTGTAGAAGCGAAAGCCTTCAATGCCCCGTAACTAGGTTTTTCCGTCACTTTTCTTCACCTCACCCAACTCTGTAATCAAGTAGCTTTTGCCTTTCTCAGCATTGAACATTCCTTCCTGCGGGAATCCTCGGTCTCCCTCAGTGAATGATGATTGTGTGGTTTGCTGTCTTTCTTCATGTGATTGGGGTTTGCCGCCTATCTTCACGTCGCCGTCTTCAGTCAACTCCGCATTGAAGCCTAAGCCTATGGCACGGTCGATTGCATCCAGCTTCGCCTGTAGGATTGAAATGTCTTGCATTTCGTCTTTTTCTTCGACAGGGTTAGCTTCACGAATATAGTCAGTCACACCCAATTTCGGAAGAATGAAACTGTTGTACACTTCGTCGAGTTTGTGCATGTAGAATTCGGTCATGTTGTTGTTTACGTCAATTTGCATTCTGGGGTTATTGCCTGTCTTTCCTGATTCAACGACTCCGCTGAAGATTGGAGTCACACCATAAACGCTGCTTATGACTTCTCGCCAAAGCTTCCACCACTCAAGACTCTGCATCTTCTCACTGTCGGGCATGCTATCTATTTTGTCTACTCCATCCTTGCCGCCGACAAAGAGGGTTCTTGCCTTGTTTTCTGTGGGCGCTTGCTTGGTGACTTTCTGCACAAGATTTCTGGTGTCGTTTGCCTGTAGCTGAACCTTGATTTCAGACGCTAAAGTGTTAGCTTCTTCTTGGGTTAATCCCTTGAACACTAGGATTTGAGCCAGCTTGCCTGTAGAATAGTTGTCTAAGTTAAAGTTGTTCATAGCCGTTTTAGTTAAAATCGTCTGAAGCACAGAGAGTATCAAGCTGAAGCCGTAGAAGCCGGGCAACCATGGGTGTGCGATTCCATGATAGATTTCGTCTCTGGCGTATCTGGCTTTAACCTGTGAACCTTGCACGTAGACGTATGCGGTTTCTTTCAACTGTTGGTTAGGGTGACGTTTGCATGGCTCATCTTTCGGGTAAACCTCTGTCGGATGTTTTTTGGTGCAGATTGGACAGAAGTATTTGCCATTTCCGATTGTGCCCCGTTCCTCGTCCCATACGACTCTCATACGACAGGCGTCTTCGACTTGGATGTGCGCGGGCTTCAGGTTTGCTATGTCAGCGTCTATCATGCTGATCCAGTAGTCGTCGGTAGTCAGCATCCATCTTAATAGTGATTCGTCGATTTGCTCTATGGTGTTGTCTCTGTTGGGTTTGTCAATGAACATTTCGGCGATTTCTTTCTGGTGACTGTCAGGGTAGATGAATTCTTTGGATTCGCAGCCTCTTGCCGTGCAAGTTTCTTTAATTGTTTGGTACTCGGCTCCACACAATTGGCATTTGCAGGCGTATCGTTCTTTGATTTCAGAGCCGTTTCTGGTGACTTCGCGGATTATGGCTTCGTGGACTGTGCGGATCACCTCGTCTAGTTGCGCAAGTTTTACGAGTGTCTCATAGCTTGGGATGGGTAGATCAACGATTTTGTTTAGGGCATCTGCTTGGTACTCTAGGATTGGGGATCGTCTGCTTTTGGGGTCACGAAGAGTCTTAAGGGCTTTAGCTAAGTCGCCTAAGTTGTATATGCCTAGACGGTGGCGTACCTTCGTGAATATGGATTGTTGCTGTTTTACCATTGTATACTTTTCACCCATGGTTTGTAACTGTCTGTGGCTATAGCCAACATTAAGGAGTCGCTGTAGTCTGGGCTCTTCGCCGTTGGGTCTATTATCCTGATTTTGCCTGCCGAGGTGAACTCGTATCTCATCTGGCTTAGTTGACTCATAAGAGTTTTGTCCTGTTTTATTGAAATTAAGGATTGCTCAAACAGTGTTCTGAGTCTCCAGTAGTTCTGTGCTTTCATGTTGAGGTAGCGTTCGCCATGGCTTGTGGGACTCATTGACACTCTGACTGAGGCGGCTTTGTGTCCAAGTTCTGCTAGTCTGCTGTGAACTCCTGCGCCGACCCCGATGCTGTCTACGTTGATTTGTTCGCCCTTCGGCACAATCTGTGATACTCTGTTGGCTATTGGCATTGTGTCTTTCTCCTTTATGACATATGTCTCTTTGTGGACATATCGTGTGCCGTCCGATTCACATTTTGTTAAGACTGTGAGATCGGGTCCCTGCTCGCCAACATCTAAGCCCCACACGTTATGGACTGGAACCTTGAACTCGATTACCCGTTTTGTTGCGGCTTCTATCCAGCTCCAACGGATAAGTGTATCCTCAGAATCTTCCGCGAATATGCTATCATAGAGGACCTTGAATTCGTAGTCTGACAGTTCTTCGCGTTGCTCGTTGATGTAGGTTTCTGTTGTTCTGCCTTCAGCCAAAGCCTGCTGCCAGTCAATATGAATATGCTTAAAGTCGGGGTTCTGCCAGTGGCGCCACGCAAAATTGTGCCTGTGCCACGGGTTCACCAGTTCGACAAGTTTGCTGTCTGGGCTATCACCGAGCATTCGGCTGATTCGGCTAGTGTAAACTTCGTCCAAGATAAGCGCGGCTTCGTCCAAGAGTACTAGGTCTCCGCCGAATCCCATGATTTGTTTGCCGGGTTCTTCGCCTGCGCCATATGCGGTTAATGTTTGGATTTCGCATCCGTTCTTGAATGTGACCCGCTTTTTTGATACTTCCTTTTTGAGTTGTGTAGGATCGCCTCGAGCTGGCGTGTCCACCAGCGCTGCAAGCTGTGGAGATTGGGCTATTAGGTCGGCTGTGTAGTTTCTGATTATGTTTGTTTGGTCGTTTGTTGGTGCTATAAAGAATATTCGTTTGTTGCTGTGTGATAGGATGTAGAGCATTACTGCGATTGCTGCTGCTCTTGTTTTGCCGTATCGTGTCATGGCGCAGATTGATAGGCGTTTGACTGTTGGGTCTAGTATTGATCCAACGATTTTTAGTTGTCCAGATGTGAGGTTGTAGCCGAAGATTTCAGCTTGCATCGGTTTCGTCTTCTTTGCTGAATTTGATTAGTTTGTCTATCCCCTCATTTAGTCCTGTTATGTTGAGGTTGCCTTCGGTTCTGATTTCCTGTCTTTGAGTTATCATTTTTGTTACGAGTCTGCTGATTTGTCTGTACGCTTCTGTTGGGTCTTCAGCCAGTATTCTTCCATGTAGTTCTATCCACTGTGTTTTTATCCAGTCTTCAAAGTTTCCTGACTGTAGCCACGCTTTGACGTCTCGGTCTATGGTTTTTTCTGTGACTCCGCATGCTTCTCCTATGATTGTGTAGTTATCGCCTTTTAGTAATCCAGCTTTGATTTTTGGAAGTCTTTTTCTTGTTTGCGGTGTTAAGGACATTTAAGGACATCTTCTAAGAATTCTGGTGACTGTGAATCTAGATTTTGTTTTCATAAGTTAATTATATCGTAAGGTTTAAGATGTGTTTGGAGGTGAACGGTTATGATTCTTGAAACTTTCAGCGGTTGGGTCGCCGAGTTCAGCGCAATAGTCGGGATTGCGTTGATTGTGTGCTCGGTTGTCTACACCTGCTTTAGAATCGCAGTTAGGAATAGAGATTAAAACCCTCTATTTTCTCTCTTTTTTTATGGTTTTTATTATGCCTTCGACGATGTCTTTGGCGTAGAGTCCTATGAGGAAGAATGTCGCTGCAATCATTACTGATTCGTGATGTAGAATGTTTTCTGGGTCAAATGGTCTTCCACAGATTGTGAAATGGTGAATTACGGTTGCGGCTAGAATCAACGATGCTGCTATGGCTACGACTTTTCGGTTGTATTGTAGTAGGGTTGTCAAATAGTTTGTCATTGTTTAGGTTAGAAACGCTACTGCGATTCCTGATATGCTGGCTATCAATGCAATTACGATGCTGGCTTTCTCTTTTTTGCCGAGTGCTTCTTGGTTGCGGATTAGCTGCACATTATTTTTTACGTCAAAAAGGATTGTGTTGAAGGCTTTCAATGTTTCAGTGTTTGCTTCCACAAGCTTGAAGAAGCTTCGGGTTTCTATGCTGAAGTTGCTGAGAGATTCCAGTTTAGCGTAGATGTTGGGGATGTCACTTACGCATACTCTGTCTACGGCAGTTTTGATGTGGCTGATTTCTGTTTCGCATACTGCAAGCCTTTCTTGAGCTGATGGTTTAGCCATTTTCTTTTTTTCCTATAGTAAAACGTAAATCCAGCAGATTAGGTTTGGGACCCACATTAGAGCAGTAAAAGTCGCCCAGTTTTTTGTTGTTGGATGCTCAAAAGTTACACGTCCCCTTGTTAGTGTTGGAACTATTTTGGGCATCCAGTACCATATCTTGTTTGCTTCGGGGATTGTTCCGATGGCGATAAAGTAAATCCAGTCAAGACCGCCGCCGAACCAGCATAGATATACTGTCCAGAGTTTGAGGGTGAAAATCCAGCCTAAGGGTGAACTTAAAGCTAGACCAAAAGCGATTGCTGTTACCTCAAGGGTAGTGACAAGAACGTATGCAAGGAATCTTCCGTCGGGAGGTAAGCCTTTAGCTAAAACTCCTGTGACAACATAATCTCTGAGAGCTAGAGCAAACTGGTAGAATATGATTATGGCGAGGAATGTTTGATGAAGCACGATTTCACCTAAGTTGCCTTTTTTCCAAGCTCTAAAGCTGATTTCACGCTGTTGTCGATTCCGAAAGCTAAACCTGCAAGCCCAAAAGCTAATTCAACGGTTAAGCCTTGAGACGCAAACAATATTGCTGTTGGAATCATTGCCCATGCTGTGCGTACATAGGCGCTAAAAAATTTTGTTGCGTCAAAGTTTTCTCCGTCTCCGTATGCTTTCCAGTTGATGCCGGAAGATATGGCTGTGGAGACGAATGCGACTGTTATATAAAGTAGTTGAATTTGCCAAGTTTCCATTTTTTTACCACTCCGCTATTGGCGTTAGGTCAGGGAAGCCATAGTTTCTTACGTGTAGGATTTGTTTTTTGATTGATATTGTATGCTTGTAGTTTATGGCTTGAATTTTAGGCTTGGACATTTCACAATCACATTCCCGGGAGCATACGCGTTGATTATGTTCTGATATACGCCGCCCTCAAATTCTTCTTTAAGTTTTTGTGTGATTTGAAGTAAAGTTTTTGCGGTTACGGCTTTTTCTCCTATCACTAGATCGTTATAGCAGTTGTTTAGTGCGTGTAGTCTTGCCCGTTTTTTCTGGTCTGTGTAGCTCATTGATGTTCTAGCCTCTCGTCAACCTCTCAATCACTGTGAGAGGAGAGAAATGGATCACGAAGAGCTTATATGTCTAGTTGTGGACTTATAGCGTATTTAAGTTTTTCTATGATTATACAAAAAATTAGTGTTTTCTGTTTAGAAAAGGTGTAGGAATGTTTTAAATACTTAAAGGTTATAGGATAACCTATGCCATATAAAAACAAAAAAGACCTCTATGAGGCACAAAAACGGTACCGCAAACGCAAAAAAGCTGAGTTTAAGGCGATGGAAAAGGAGCTAGAGCAACTAAGAAAACAGGTGAAAAACCTCGAAACTGAAAATCAATCCTGAGTTTCTGGATTTAATGCCTAGACCAACAGTTGAACAGTACCAGTCATTGAAGGCTAGTGTTGCAGTTGACGGTTTGCTTCAAAACATTGAGGCATTAGAAGACGGTGTAATTGTTGACGGTCACACAAGAAACCAGATATGTGAGGAATTGGGTGTTGATGTTCCTGACGAAAAGGTGACAGTGAAAAGGTTTGCTGACGACACAGAAACTAAGCTGTATATTATCAAGATTAATGCGAAACGTAGACATTTGAATGATGCACAGAAAGCGTTTGTGGCGATGAAGATTGAGGAGTTAGAGTCTGTAAAAGCAAAACAGAGACAGTCTGAAGCAGGAAAAATTGGCACTGCTATTAGAGACGGAAAGGTTAGTTCAAATGAACAAACCTTTAGTGACACAATTCATGCTCGTGATTTGGCGGCAAAACAAGCAGGTCTATCACCAACAACCTACCACAGAATCAAAACAGTGTTAAAAGAAGCATCACCAGAACTGAAACAGAAAGTGTTAGAAGGCAAAGTGAAGCCGTCGAAGGCTTACCACAAAATCAAAACACAAAAGAAACGCGAAGCATACATTGACTCACTAGAACCTTTAACTATCGAAACAGATAGAGTGAATTTGGTTTTCGGTAGATTCCAAGACACACAGATTGAACCAGAAAGCATAGATGCAATAGTTACTGACCCGCCATACGGAAAACAGTTTTTGCATTTGTGGAGTGACCTAGCAGAGTTCGCCGCAAAAGTGTTGAAACCAACAGGAATTTTAGTGACTTACACAGGACAAAGTTATCTGCCAGAAAAGCTAAAACCATTAAATGAATTACTTAAATATTTTTGGTGCGAAGCACTAGTGTACAGTAAAGGACAGGACAGCATACAATTTGGAAGTAACCGTCTTTTCAGCAAATGGAAACCAATATTCATATTCTACAAAAAAGAGTTAATGCTTCCGCCATTCACCGAATCAACACAATATGATATTTTCTTCAGCGGAGAAATTGCAGACCATACAGAACACCAGTGGAAACAGTCTCAAGACAGCTTTGATAGATTAATTGAAAAATACACTTTTGAGAATTCGCTAGTTTGTGACCCCTTCGCGGGAACAGGAACAACACTTCTTTCAGCACTAAAATATAACAGAAGATGTGTAGGAATCGAGGCAAACTCTGAAACCTACAAAATTCTTGAACATAACATAAACAAGGCATTAGGTGAAGAAAACGGTTAAAAAAGAAAGAACAAACTCAAGAGAAGGTGATCTAAAATACAGTAAATGGCATAGGAAATTACCTTACAATTGCTATATGATGAACCTAGATTGTATAGAGTGGAGGGCAGATCGCGGAATTGTAGCATTCATAGAAACAGCGTTCTACGAAAACAAAACATTACTTGAACTACTCGAAGACAAAAAATGGGAAATAAAAGTACTTGATGAACTCCAACAAAAAACCAGAATCCCAGCATATTTAGTATTTCACACAGACACGCTATCACTTTTCTGGGTCTATGTTATTGCAGAAGGGCAACCATATCTGTTTAAAACACTTCCCCGCTACGATTATGAACAATTCATAAAAAAGTTGTGATTGTTTTGATTTGGTGGGGTAAACAGCATAAGCCACAACAAAGGCGAATCAGAGTTAAGTTCTTAGCTAGAGAAAAGGCTTGTTTTGTCAAACTTCGCCGAGTCGGATTATCCATCAACCAGATTGCAGAAGCCTTCGGAAGGTCAAGGTCAGCAGTTCACAGGGCAATCAAATTTGCTGAAGGGTTAGGAACTCTCAGACGCTTTTCACTAAGAAAACTCCC